GTGTCGCATACTCATGGCCGTGCAGGATCGTCAGATCTTCTACTTCGATGAGTTGTTTTTCAGTAATGTATCCGATCCCACGACTCGAAAAACTCAAAAGGTGAGGAATGCGAAACTCCGGAATATCCAGAAGTTCGGGCGCTTTTACACGCAGGAGACTTTGAAGACGCTCATCGTGATTTCCATCCTTCCAAAAAATCTTTGCCTTTGGGAAATTCTCTGCGAGGTAATCTAAAAACTGCCTAGCGGCCTTGAGTTCTTCATGGGTTTTACGCTCCCTGGGATCCTTTTCAAACCTGCTGAGTTGATAAAAATCCAAGGTATCTCCATTGAGCAGGATCGTATCGACCTTGCGTTTTTTTAGGTAAGTGATTGCGGCCTTGAGTGCGGTGTTGCAATGAAAGGGAAGATGAATGTCATTGAGGATTCCGATCTTGTTTCCTTCGAGCAGGAAAGGTTCCCATTTTCTCTTGTACGAAGTGGGAAGTTTTGTTGGTTCGCAAGGCTTTCCGGCGGGTTTGAACAGATTTTTGTCCTTTGCATTTGACCTGCATAACTGACCCCGATTCCCACGGAAATACCTGATCGAGTTCCTGCACCCTTCTAGGTTCACCCATAATTCGGGATGTTCTGCATATAGTTTTTTTGCAAGAGAAAGAGACGGAGTATCGGGAAACCTTTTAACTGCCTCCCTGACTACTGGTGTTCCTGCAGAATTGTTATTCATGGATGTAATGGTTTTTTCCCTGGACGAGTCCTTGGGGGATGTGCCCCCGCAAGTTCCTCTAGGATAATTGCCGCGTGTTCTAGCGAGATGGACTTCTCTTTCATCATTTGCGCTAGGGTTGAGATGGATTGAAGGCGGTGGCAGAGATGGTGAAGGTACGATGCAGAATCAATCACCTCGTCATGAAGTTGCTGGGCAAACCATCCGCACCCACCAGTCCAGAGTCCTCCCCCATGTTCTCTAACGCCTTTGCGGTATTTTTCTACTCCATCGGAGGAAAATTTATCAAATATCTCTTGGGCGTCTTGTTCGGGGTTCATATCAGGTTAGTGGCTGTAGTTGGTATCCGTCTGCTTGTTGGTTAGGGTAGAAAGAATATAAAAACCGTACTTCTGATGACCCACCGGATTTTGCTGAAGGATCAATACCTAGGAGAGATGCGGCTCGGATGCTAATTTCACCTAGCTTTCTTGCGGGTCCTGTATCTGCAACCACGGCCTCAACCAAAATTCCAGAAATGGTATCCTTGATGGTGCATCGAGATCCCAGAACAACACCCTTACAGGCCTTTGCTATAGCCCTATTAATGACGACATAAGAAACATTTTCTGAATCAACATATCTTGCTGGATCACTGGTAGCACACTGCTTGTGTTGAAGCGTTGTTGTTGAAATATAATACCCAGGAGCGGGATCGTTTTCTCCTTGGATGACTGGGTATCCATCATCATCTGTCACGATACCGCACCAGCGGTCTCCATCTTCTGCATTGATTAGATAATCAAGCGTAGGCAAACCCGATTTAGTTGGCGCGTAAGCCCTTGGAGATCCATCGGCATCTACATCCGCTCTACCCATATAGGAGAAAGTCAGATCCTCGTTCTGGAAAACATCCTGTCCTTGGATGGTAGCGATTAAAGTCTTCATGACTGAGATGACGTCAATGGTGTAATCGGAGGTGTGGGTTCGATTCCTTTCTGTACCAATTTACTACCCCGATTAATGGTAAACCATCCGGCCAGGACTGTTCCAAGGGGAACAGGATTAAATGGGTTTTTAGGGTCATGGAAATGAGATCCCAGAGTCACTGCTACCAAAGCAGTTATGCAAATTCCTAAAATGACCTCATGAAACCAGAATGGAGGACGAAGCGACGAAGGAGTTCCATCCGACTCACTAAGAGCGCGACGTATCCAGTCGATTGCTCCGGTGATGCTCATTTTAATGATTCCCTAGCGTGATGGATCCATCTTACGGACTGATCCCATGAAGGAATTGTAGGGATCACTTTTCCAATTATATCTAGGAAATGGTTAAGAACCCACATCCCGGAAAATAGACAAAGTGCAAAAAGAATCATGCTAAAAACCCACCCCTCTAGGGATGGGAAGTTTTTTAGAACTTGCCCTGCCAAGATAGGCCAGATCCAGAGAGAAAAAAACAAAGCACCTATTTCTACAATCACTTCGGTTCGGTGTTCCCAAAGATCACCACGAGCCGCCTGTTTAGCGTCATCGGCTTGCCACCAATCTCGTTGTCCCTCTACTTTCAGATAATCTGCTTGGGCATGGTTAAGTTCGTCTTTTTGCTGTGCTGAAAGTTGCTCTATTCCTCGTATAAGTGCGAGTTGACGATCAGATAACTGGCCGGCCACTGCAAAAGCACACATTAAAAAAAATAAAAGTATGGTTTTCATCGCGAATGTTCCAGGAGGATTGCTTTGTTTTCAATCTGATCATTGATGCCGGATGCACCTTGTATGTAAGTGTCTGGGGAAGAATTATGTAAATGTGAGCGAGGATCAGATGCACATCCGGTGATTGAACCAAGGATAAGTAGGAAAAGGATTGCGAAATAGATGATCATAAGGGCACCTGCTGTGATTTCTTTTGCGTAGGGTTTCACTTGTTGCTTGGAGGAATCAAATGATCCTCGATCCTCCTCGTTCTGGCATCGATGGCTTGGATCAATGCCAATGCTGTTGCTAAAGCCTCTCTCCGTTGAGAATTATCTACCTCGATGGCCGCTATTCTTGCTTCTTGGGTTTTGTGCCCTTCCTCCAATGTTGCAACCCTGTTGGGTAGCAAAGCATAACTCCAAAAAATCGTGCAAAATGCCGCTACGCCACTCAATCCTCCGAATAATGGCAAATGCTTGAGGATGTATCCTGAATGTTCCTTATCAGTAAACATAGCATTATTTAGTTGAGTCCTACTTGGATAATCCCTGCGGATGGGCCAACAAGATTGATGGAAAATGAAACTAAATCTGCCGCCGTTTTTCCTGATGGGAAGGCAATCAATCCGGAACTTTCCAGAAGCGATTGAAAAGCGGAGACCTGACTTGTGTTTAACGGTCCCCTGAACTGAATCGCACCATTAACAGGAGTAAGGTTAATGGGAGTCACATTTTGAGCAGTACCAGAAGGCGCTGTTGTTGGAGCTACTGGTATCTGTATGGATGTTGGAGGACTCGTAATCATAGGGGTGTATTGTTGGTTTGGCGTCCGGATAGTTGAGTATATCCGGACGCCTCCATTGATTATTTGCTGAAGCGGATATTCAGCGATCCGGTGCCATCGTCATTGACGATAACATTGACTGCCTTGGCATTTGCCAGGGATTCGCCAGCCGGAAGCGTTACCACAGGTGAAATCGCGGCAATGAGAGCCTGGATGTCAGCGGCGGCCAGCTTCGAGGAAGCAACAATAGGAGCGGCAACTAGAGTGATAGCCATAGTGTTATTTGTCCGGTTTGATCAGTTGGACTCATCTGGTTTTCTTACCTCGGCAAGGCCGTTCATTCCCATCGCATCAAGGCTCAAGGAGCTAAGGGTATTTGCTGTTGGATTGAAATTGTTCATAGCTGAATAAAAGGCGGCAATCCGATGAGTTGCCCAAGGTTAATTCCAGTGGTAGATCCACCTCCTGAACCGACGTATGTGCCAGTTTGCATCGACAACCCATAACTTACCCCCAACCTGACATCCGATGGTGATGGGTAATTTGCGGATATAGTTCCACTTGGTATTGTTCCGTTTACATATCCTGTTTCGTAACTAAATGAGTAATCATACGCAAACCCTGTAAAAGTTGGATCAAAATACCCATTAGTATAATAACTGCCAGACCACCCTCCTGAAGAAATTGAACCATTTAAGTATAAAATAGAAGCATTATAATAGGCATCAAAATCTATGCCGGAATAATAATCCGTAGATCCATTATTATAATGTTGCCCATCGTAACCTACATAAGCCGCAGATCCATTTATGTAAAAAATGGTTGCATCGTAATTATAGTCAAAATCTGAACCAGTAAAGGAATCTAGAAAGCCATTGGTATAGTGTTGTCCTCCATATCCTCCTGACCCACCAGCGGTTCCATTTATAAAAAAAAGCTCTTCCCCATAATAATAATCATAATCTGCCCCAGTAAAGCTATCAGGAATTCCTTGGTAATAATGTTGTCCATTATAACCATTATTGGCAATTAATCCGTTTACAAAGAAATAACTAGTTGAGCCAGTTGGATCAAAACCATAGTCTATAAATGAACCTGTTTGACCAGCATATATGCCGTATAATGTACCATTAAATCCACCATCTACACCAACTCCATTAATATAGTATTGATTTGAATTGTTAGTAAAATCCGTTGCTGGTCCTGTGAAAGTATTGTCTGCTAATCCTGATGTGTAGTATTGACCATTCCATCCTCCATTGAGCAAATTCCCTTGATAATAATAAAGCCCATCAGATTGTTCACCAGAAACCAATGATTGTTGACGAAACCGAACAGAAGTAATATGGAGGGAATTTTCTACTAAACCTGTTGGTTGAATGAATAAAGCGTAAAAACCAACATCCCCTATACCCTGAGTATCTTTTGATACTAATCCATCAATATAAACTATATTTGAAGATCCAGGCAAAGAGTTAGCATGGGTTGTAAACCCACTATCTAACCAGTAATTTGATAAATTACTGAGATCACCATCACCAGTAGAATTATTAAACCATAATTGGGGGCCGGCTGAAATTGTAAAATTTGGATAAGTAGTGCCAAACGAAGCTCCATATAGTTGCGTAACTTCTGCCGCCGACAATTCTCTTGTCCAATATCCCGCTTCATCGATTTGTCCGTTTTGCCCTACCGCATAAGTAGCATCACCATTAGAATTGAAATTTATAGGGTGAATGATATTGCTGTTGATCGGTTTTCCGCTTGAGGAAATNTGACCGACANGGCTTCCATCAACATAGATAGACGTATGACCAAACTGATTCCATGTACCAACGATATGATGCCAATTACCGTCTTGAGTGTTAATCCCATTTCCATAAACCCTATCCCTTGATCCATCATTGTTAACAAGAACGCTAAAGTTTCCATACCCACCAGAACCCAATTCTTGACCAGAACTGCCGTATGATTGCCCAGATGAAGCATTCATGGCAAAAAAATCTGCGGTAGATTTTACCCATATTGCCATTGAAAGCTGGGTTAACCCAGTAGGAACAATGTTTGTTCCTGTGCTTAAATATGTATTACCTCCAGAGAAATTAGCCCCTTTACCTACTACTGCATCGACAAGATTAACATTAGACCCATTTTGGATTAGATTGTGACCATTTCCGGTTAAATCTGACCAACTTGTATCGTTAAAATTCCAATACGCTAAAAGATTGTCGGTAAGTGCCATAAATAAGGCTTAACTTTTTGCGATATTGGTAATGTTTCCGTTTCCGTCTCTTGTGATCGTTGTGGTTTCAAGAACCTGACCTCCACGAGAAACTACGATCTGGATAGGCTTTCCGTTACCATCATTGGTGAATGCTTGGTTATCCCATCCGACGTTGGTTCCTGAAACCATATCTAGAATCTTTGACAAGATAATGTGATCGGAATCAGATGTATCTGCTGTTGTGGGTTCGTATCGTTCGCTCATGGTAATTGGGGTTTGTGGTTAATAGTGTAACAGATAAAATACTAATGCAGACGTAAATCAAGCATTATGTTGACCCAACAGGGATAGCAAGGCCTCCCATGATAGGTAGGGTGAAAGTAACATGGATTGTCTCGTGATCGTAGGCCTGGGTAAGTGCCGAAGAACTTTGAGAAGAGCTTCTGGAAGAACTCTGACTGGAAGAGGTACTTCCGGACTGACTCCTACTTGAACTCTGGGAAGAACTGGTTGATCCGCTCTGGCTTCTGCTGGAACTTTGACTGGAAGAAGTGCTTCCAGACTGGCTCCTACTGGAGCTTTGGCTAGAAGAAGTGCTTCCGGACTGGCTCCTGCTGGAACTTTGACTAGAAGAGGTGCTTCCGCTCTGGCTTCTCGAAGATGATCTACTGGAACTTCTTGATGATGATCTGCTGGAACTTCTGCTATCACTTCGACTAGAGGATCTACTCGAACTTCTACTGGAAGACCTACTTCCACTACGGCTCGATGATCTGGATCCACTTCTGGATCCGCTACGGCTCGATGATCTGGATCCGCTTTTGGATCCACTACGGCTCGATGATTTGGATCCACTTCTGGATCCACTACGGCTCGATGATCTGCTTGCGCTACGACTTGATGATCTGCTTGCGCTACGACTTGATGATCTGCTCGCGCTACGACTATTACTCCGGGAAGAACTTTGGGATCTTGAACTGCTCTGACTAGAACTTTGTGATGTTGAATCACTGCGGCTCTGCTCTTGAGGAGAACCTATTGCGCTACCAGATTGGTTAAAGTTAATTGAAGATGGCATAATTAGACGTACCAGTTGAATGCGTTATATCCGTCTGCTGTAGAAGTGCTGGTGCTTGTTCCGGTTTCAGTTTGTGTTCCGGTTTCTGTGCCAGTTTCAGTTCCAGTTTCTGTACCAGTTTCGGTTCCGGTTTCTGTACCAGTTTCAGTTCCGGTTTCTGTACCAGTTTCAGTTCCGGTTTCAGTTCCAGTTTCAGTTCCAGTTTCTGTACCAGTTTCAGTTCCAGTTTCTGTACCAGTTTCGGTTCCGGTTTCGGTAGCAGTTTCGGTTCCGGTTTCAGTACCAGTTTCGGTTCCTGTTTCTGTTCCAGTTTCGGTTCCGGTTTCGGTAGCAGTTTCAGTTCCGGTTTCTATACCAGTTTCAGTTCCGGTTTCGGTGCCGTTTTCCAAAGAACTTTCTTGAGAAGCACCAGAGTTAACCCCTGATTCAGTAAAGCTTTCTTGAGAGATGCCAGAGTTAACCCCTGATTCAGTAGAACTTTCTTGAGAGATGCCAGAGTTAATCCCTGATTCAGTAGAACTTTCTTGGGTTAAACCATTGTTTTGAGATACTTCATTAGAATTATCTGATGTAGATCCAAGTGAAACTTGTGAATCTTGGCCTGTTTCAACTTGCGTCGAAACATTGGTTTGGTTTTTGGGGAATTGGTTAAGACCTCCCCCGACGATAACCTCGTAATCAAACTGAACGCTTTCAGGCAATGCCACGATCACGTTCTGACGACCAGAAATCACGCCATTCTTGATCGACAACAAGACATTGTTGATGGCACTGGCTACATTGGATAGTTGAATCAGTGGCATAGTGTTAGAATCTCCAAGGTGTCATGACAAAATTCATTCCAGGCCCCGCATCGGGAGCCATCTTGGACAGTAAATCCATCGCCCTTTGCAACCCTGTTTGTGCAATCTTGGGGTCGTAATCATTAGGCCACAGGGGTCCTCCTACCATGCGGCTTAATGCCATCGGGAAGAGGATGGAGAAAACGTGCTCATCCGAAACAGGAAGGGGTGTCGGGCTAATGAGTTGTTTTAGAGTATATTGAAGCGGCCTTACCTCCATGTTCACCTTTAAGGTTAAAGGGCGATCTGGGATCGGGATAAGTCGCAGATAAAAGTATGGGGAGGCCCCGGAGGCCTGCCCTTGCGCTTCCACCACAAATCGCAAGGGATAACCTATCTGAGCCTCACCCAAGAATCTTCCCTCATCGGGTTGTCTAAGAAGGTATCGAACAAAGATCCCATTGTTAAATAGTTCCGGATCTCCTGAAAACCTTGCGAAGTTTGGAGCTAGTGGGAACGCATCCGTATAGTACGTTGCCGTTACTGACCCTGTATTTCCCTGATAAGGAAGATCTAGAGTATTGGTGTCGATGATGCGGTTCATCTGGGAATCCCCAGGGATCGATATGGAGAGTCCTATTAGTGACGGATCGACGCCTGTTATTGAGGTGCTTCCATTTGTCACCCCGACAACACAAGTGTTGGGAGCCTGAATGTTGAAAGTAACATTTGATTTTACCCTGTATGGAGAAGGGGCGGCGGCAAAAAACTCGGCGATTGCCGAATTGATGGCATCCAGGACTTCTGTGGCATCGTCTGCCGGCATGGAATGGATGTCCCTTACCTTCAGGTGACGGCAAATGCGTGATGCAAGTTGGAGAATTGTCGTACTCATTAGGATTTACCTTGTTGCGGATCAACCTCCGTATCGAAGTCCTCCCTTGGCTTGGGGTTGAGCAGTTTAAGTTTTTCAATCGCTTTGTCGTAATCTGCGGAGAACATCTGGGCTTCATCCTTTAGGATCCAATAATGAGATCGCATTGCATGACCGCGAGCTAGTGGCATGAGGTATGTTTCCATCCAATCAAGCGGGATCGGGAGCGTAACGGCATTGAGTGCCGCCGCTCCGGTGGAATGATTGGCCGAGTAATTGGCAACCAAAGTTCCATCAAGTTCGGGCACCTCGAAGGTCGTGACAACAGTGACGGTTAGCGGTGTTCCGCTTACGGCACTTGGGGTAATGTGCAGAATGCTTCCTGGGTTTGCCGTGTAGGTACGCTCTAACCAGAATGCTTCTGGGGATCCTGCGGTGGCACTTGGGTTGTAGGTTGCCGCATACCAATCCAATTCTTCCTTCCGGTTTAAGGGGCGCAGTCTTGTGATGCCATCGGGTCCGATGACCTCGATGACTCTCGTGCTTTCCTGAATATTGAGCGGTTGATTTGCTACATTCGAGCTATTGGATCCAAAGGTAACATTTGTGTAAGTGGTGAACCTGAAGAACTCCCCTGTCTCACGGAAAATATCCTGAATTGCCGCATTGATGGCATTGGTGGCGACATCTGCAATAAATGCCGGTGCATTGACTGGCTGTTCCATCCCCAGGAGGCGATAGAGGTCATCGACGACCTTGGAGAGGTTCAGCATACTCATAATCAGAAAGTTATCTCTGCCTCAGAGGGCTGTTCTTTTTTGGGACGACCGGCTTTCTTGGGAGGATTGGCGTTGTCGTGTACGATTTCCGGATTTTGATCGACAAGTTCCTTTGTCGTGTCGATGTGATCGACAAGAGGTGTTTCCTCGTCACGGCCATACGGATCGACATAGATCTCAGGAACAACATGAAGGCGAGGCTTGGGAGCCGTGAAAATGTCGCGTGCTACCTTGTTGAACTCCTTTGGTGTCAGTTCACGGCCAAGGTAGATGTGTTTTGCGTATTTCTGATTCCAGACAAACGGATAGGACACGCCACTGCGTCCGGTGTGGTTCACAGTGAGTCCACCGGATCGGTTGGCATCGGGAATTGTCATTAGGAATTTAGGCATTGGGAAAATGGGTGGTGGAGGTTCCTATCCAAGGAAAGGAGGGGGGATTTCTCCCCCCTCCCCGGACTGCGGGATAGGGCGCAGTCCTTGGGAGTCGTTTTTAGCTGACGACAGGCAGGCTGATTCCGGCGTATGGGATGGCGTGCTCCATGACCAAGAAATTGGGCATGATGCCATCGACACGCTGGTAAGGGCTTTGCCCGAAGACGCTGGTGATGTAGGTCGTCTTCACGAACTCACCATCAAACATCTGCTCGGTGCGCTCGTTCCGGAAGCGGCCATAACCACGGACTGCGGCATTGGCACCCAGAATGAGTGTGCGACCAAACGGAACACCCTTGGCGTTGGTCTCAAGGATCAACGAACCGACTGGGTGTGTGTTGGTGATGTTGGCGTCAGACCAAGGACCTGCGGCGGTTCCAGAACCGACTACCTGACCTACAGTGTGCAGGGCAAAGGAAGTTGCGGTGGTCGTGGAAGGCACGAGAGCCTGGTTGACAGTGAGGGCGTTCAGGCCACTTCCATCCAGCCCATTGGCATTGTAGCCATAGAAGCCGTACTTGCCCTGATTGGAACCAGTGAGGTTCACGATCAGGATGTAGCGCTGGGTCGTCGTTGCCGCGAGGCTATCGGTGTAGGTGAAGCGATAGGCGTAGTTCGAGAAGAACTCGAAATAACGAGCCTTGATCGCCGCCGCCGCCACGGATCCACCTCCGTAGATGTTGAACGATGCCGTGGGATTGTTGATGGCATTGCCAAGGAGGGCCTTGGGGTTCATCGCACTTCCGATTGCACCATAACCATCGTGATCGAGCGGGTTAAACTCGCGGATCACATGACCGTTCACATCGACATAGCCGCCGGTGAAGATCGGGTTCTCATCACCACGGACGCCTGCATAACGCAGAGCCTCCAAGTAATCAGAGCTATTCTTCAGGGGCACGAGGGCTTCACCGAGTCCAACCGTCACGAAACGATTGATCTGGTTCTTGCCTACCTTGGAGACCAGAGCAGGGCGTGCTCCGAGGGTCTTGAGGCGCTGACCTGCACTGATGATGCTGTCCATGCTGATGGTGTCAGCACTGGTCAGGGAATCGCGGGAAGAAACCTGATTTGCATAAATCGTGTTCATTGCGTTGCCCTTGTTGATGAACATCATCTGAAGGCGCTCGGTCTTCTTGCGACCAAGCCACTTGCCAAGCTGTTCGGGAACACCGGCCTTCAACTCCGCGAGGAGTGCAGTCTGGTCTTCCGTACGCAGGTTGAGTGCGGTGGCGTGACGGAGGTAATCCACCTGAAGGGTGTAATTACCTACGCGGAACTCTTCCGCGTTGTCTCCGATGATCTCGTCGCCCTGGACACCATCACCATAGAGACCGGACATCGTGCGGAACACGATTGACTGTCCAGCGCCTTTAGCGAGGTCGGTGACGGATTGGATGGGGGCTTCGGGGCCGGAACCCTCGAACTCACGGAAGTAATCTTCCATCTGCTCGGAGAGATCGACACCCTTTTTCCAGAGCTTCGGCAAGAACTGCGAAGCCTGTGAGGCTAGATCGNCGGCCAAGTTAGCATTGGCTGGGATATAGTAGGTATCTGCTGAATTATAAGTAGGCATGATAAGGTTTTCCTATCTAGGAAGCACCGACTACCTGACCCTTATTCAGATCCGGCACACGCCGGCAGAGTGGGCTGTTACCTACCCAACTTCGATGCGATGGCGATCAGATCGTCCATCGATTCGGCCTTGGATAAGAGGTCGTCGAAACTTCCATTGACGACTGCTTGGCTAGGCCTGCTGGTGCGGGCGTTTGCCGGGGCAATCGGTGGGGTTGTAGGACGTCCGTT